TTCCCAGCAAATAATCAAGAGAAACTTCAAAGAAATCAGCCAATTCAATCAGCGTCTGCAACGACGGTTCTTGTTCTCCTCGTTCATATCTTCCGATACTATGCTTGTTCATTCCGCATAGTTCCGCCAGCACTTTTTGGCTTATCTCCCGTCTGGTCCGTAGCTTTCGCAGACGTTCCGGAAACCCCTCCATTTCTCCCATCCCCTTTTACTTTTTTCGTTCTATATACGTCAGCGCTACCGCATAGGCCGCCCATACATCGGCAGAGAACCCATAGAACCAATCTGGGTTCTTTTTGGTCCCCTTCCCGTTTTTTAGATCATGGGTTGCAAATCGGTCAATCAGTGCGCGGCGGATATTGGCATCCTTGGCCCTGCTGTCATGGCAGAGATGGAGTTTTTCATCCTGGCGGTATATGTAGTCCACTGGCTTCTGTGCTGCTTGCGTGAATCTCCCCACCCATTCGCAGGTTTCAAAAACATTGCGTCCAACCGGCATGCCATAGCTTGCCAAACGCTCAATCACCACAAGATCATACTTCTCCAACTGGAGCACCAAAAGGACCTCGGCATTTTCTGCTTTGGCAAACCGCAGCGGACGTAGATCCTCGCTGTCTATGAAGCAATAGGCGCTCTGCTTGTCCCCTGGGTCAATCGCTAAGATTGTCATTCATTGCCCTCATGCTGTCCGCCCTCCCCGTCGTGGATGGAGCCGATGACCTCAATTCTGCTCGTTGACAGATGCATATTTACGCCCATGCTTTCAGCGCCATTCAACCAAACACAAAATCTATTCCACTCTTGGTCATAGCATACAGGGGCTTCTTTTTGTTCGCCGTTCCAGTTCGTCCAATGGATGATATCCCCCTCAAAAATCTTCGTTCCGTTCTTATCGGTCATTCCGGTGTACTCGCAGACCGTGGAGGGGGCAACAGGAAACACCTCCTTCATAATTCGCTGCGTGCTTTTTGCGCTATGAAATGGGCGAAGTTCTCTCGCTAAAGACTTGCTGATTACCTGATTGCCTGCCGGGTAAATCCAAGATTTGTTGTCTCTTTCAACGTAGTACCCTTCCACCCATTCGCCATTATCCAGCCGCTTAGCTTTGAAAAGGATTTCTCTCATTCTGCACCTCCGATGATTTCGTCAAGTGTAACGGCCATCCCATTGCCCTATCCAAACAATCTTCACACCACGGTTTCCCGTCCACTGTGCAGATTATTTCTTTTATTTCCCCACATTTTGCGCATTTAACCTCATGCTTATCCTCCTGGCCCATGCGAACGCCATAAGAGCAATAATCCGTTTCGGTAATTTCCATTCCGAACGCTGGGCAAATCAGAAATCCCTTCTTGTTGATTTTTGCGTCCTGGTAATATTGGCAATCTTTACAGCGTACTACCTCCACCACATCAGGCCCCAGGTCAATATCAATAGGTCCGTGGTTCATATGCTCGTTGCACTTGGCCATCGCCTCAAAAGCTGGGATATGTATTTTCATTGCTCGTTCTCCTTACCCATACGAGCGCCGCAGTTTGGACAATAATTATAACGAAGAATAACCATTGTATAACATTCACTACACTCGTCAAAACATTTATACTTAATCCATCTCCCGTGCCTCACCTCCGCAACGTCGGCGGCGGGCTCTTTCAGAACAATATCAAACGTTGACCCAGGAAGGACATCAGCTCGTCTTGTTTCATCATACCCAAGATTTTTTAAGAGATGTGCCCTCTCGATGTACTCCTTCATTCCTTTTCCCTCCGTAGTGCGGACTCAATTTCCAAAATCGAGAATGTATGACTTAATGGCTCTGCATTCGGTATTTCAGTCTCCGCCGTGATAAATATATTTTCAGGCGTGTAATCCTTAATAACCGCATTGCACCAAAACCCTGTGCTACTCTTGTATGAAACTTTATCCCCAGGTTGGCACGGCATCACCACGCACCGCCCCTCTTTGTCCGCCTGGGCAAGCTCGCGGAGACGGGTAGTTTTGATGTCCTTTACGATTTCCAATCTCTGAGCGGTCTCTGTCCGTAGAGTCATCCCGCGCCCATAAGCATCAAGTATACGATCAATCTCCTCCGGCTCCAGGCCCGTTTCCTCATAAGCAGCAAGGCGGTCAAGGATTTTACTATCTATCTGACAATCTCCGCCCATCTTCCTGCAATCATCTCTTGCCATATTGCATGTAATTTCTCCATTGCCAAGCCTATGAGTTAATCTTTCCATATGCTTCTTTAGATGACCCAACTCCATTCCAAGCCGTAAAATTTCAGCGTCTTTTGTACGAGCAAAATCTAAAGATTCACGAGCTTGAGACATCTCGGCCCGCAGCTTCTTATTTTCGGATTGGAGAGTTGAGAGGGCGGTGGCGGCGTCATCACAAATGCCGCAATACCGGCCAGAGGATCGAACACAGGAAACCCCGTGCTGTTTCAACGTATCAATCATCTTATCAATGTCCATCACTTATACCCGCCACCCTCATATTCCCGGTAAATGTATTGCTCAACCTTGCCGCATTTCTGACAGACTTTGTATAACTGTTCGCCACTGATGCTGGCAAACATTTCTTTCTTTTTGCAGATTTTCCAATCGTGCTTACAAAAGAGTTTTTTTATCCACTGGATCATCAGGCGTCCTCCTCTCCCTCCGGCTAAAACAACCGGTAGTTTAGTTCATCATCCAGCATCGACCAGCGGAAAACCTTGTCGTCTGGATAAATCAGCCCTTCGTCCTCCAGATGGAAACGCTGGTCGAAGTCATGGACGGTGTGTCCATCCGCCTTGAATGTTACGGGGCTATCCTTGTCCCATTTCAGCATCAGCTCCCACAGTTCCGGGTAGTTCTTTCGCAGGAGCCGGAGCTGTCCCACCCCCTGGTTGTGGCAGAACCAGCATCCGCCCCGTGTGGCTGTGGTGTAGATGGGAGACAGCAGACCGTTTTCTTCGCACCATTGGCGGCAATCGGCCTCCGTCCATCCGGCCTCAACCAGAGGGCTTTTCTTTGTGTCAGACAGATTGTGAAATCGGTTCGGTTCGTCGGCAGCAATCCCTATATACTGGATCGCGTCCCGGTTGATCTTTCTCAGCGCTGGAAGCTTTAATTGCTGCAAACACCATTGCCCGCGCTGCATAGGCCAGCCATATCTTTTCCCGTTAAATTTTGTTTTTCTTCCAGTCCTGCCCCGCTTGAAATAAAATCCACGCTCAAACGATATGCCGGAAGAGACGTGCTCCACCTCAATGCCCCACCGCTCTTTGATGATCTTATCGGCCTTTGCTTTGAACTCCACCATCGGAGGCAGATCAGCTTGAATGGTGTCGGTGGCCCATACCTCCGCTGTTACGATCCGGTCAAGTGGCCAGCCTAGTTCCTCAATAGCACCCAGGCAGGCCAGTGAGTCCTTGTCAGCTAACCATAGCTGAGACTTAAAATGTGCTCAGCCACGGTTTACATCACCTTCCTCTCCCTCCGGCGGGCGGCGGTAGGCAAGCCAAGATTCTCCGTATTCTTCCATCAAATAACCACGGACTGATATGCCTTGCAGGACAAGGTATTTCCCTCTGTCCCAATATAATAGCCTCCATTGGCTTTTTGCTGGCTCTTCAAGATTTTGAATCCATACAGGTACTTCATTCATCTCCCGCAGCTCCTCCAGCGTCAGCGGCTCGTTCGGCGGGGTGAGGGTGGGCATACCCAAAACAAGATCCTCTGCTCGCTCCTTATCCTGTTCGCTATCCCAGCTACATACCTGGATTTCAACCATCAGTTCATTGGCATCAATCGTCCTTGCCATCTTTCAGCGCCTCATTCAATCTCCCCACCAAAATTTCTTCCCCGTTTTCAGTAAGCGGCGCTCCGCATCCCGGACAAAAATGTAGGGAAAAGAGGCCTTTATTCCCGCAAAAAATAAATTGTCCATCAAAGCTTCTCCCGTCCTTGCAGTGGTGGCAACGCTGTTTTCGCATCTTCTTAGCTAATTCTTCCGCTTTAATCATTTTTCAGTACCTCCTGCACGATCTTCTTTGCAGCCTTGTTCCCGCACTCCCGGCTGATGGGGCGGAGGGCGGAGATGGCGGCTTCCTGCCATGCGTTCACCCATTCTGACAATGTTTCGGTTTCGATGTGTTCGCAAATCTCGTTGACGTTCACATCAGCAATCAAATCTTTTAGGCTCACTCCATCCCCTCCTGCGTCATCTCTGTTCTTCCCTCCCCGGCCTAAATATCACAACCATGCACGGAAACGGTGCATTCCATTTGGCGCCGCCAAATTTTAGACGTCCAGGCACAAACCGGATCTCTGCCTGGTGATAGATGTACCGGTGAAACCACTGCGTGTCCGTTCTTGCTGGCAGCAGCATCACAACCGTGGCACCTTCTGAAACGCTGGCAACCGCTTTTTCGACCCATTTCCCGATCTTCCATCCATAGGGAGGATTGCACCATACAACACCGGTCCAGGGCTGAGACAATCCGTCTTGCTCTGGGGTGTAATATCTTTCACACTTCGCATTCCACGGCAGAGCGCATGCGTCCAGGGAAAAACAAAACTCTGCATTGAGTTGGTCAAAAAATGCTTGCGGTGTTTCCCAGAGATCCGTTGTGCTGGTAAACATTCCTTTTGTGATACTCAATCTTTTTCCCCCAGCGTCGCCAATTCCCCGCCGCAAGCCATATACCCCGCCCCATCAATCCAGCTATCTACGTGCTCAGGGTTTACAGATACCCGGGCAATCTTGAGCAAGGCCATCATGGCCGCCACATCCTCCGGCTCTAACTGTACATGGACCCCAGCGGCAACACACTTCGCACTGAGATAGGTGTGCCAAAATTCCGCAATCAAACGAAAGCTATTTTCTGGAATTCCATAATCCTGCTCCCGATCTCCGCAAACGCACTTCTCCGCAGCGGCGAGAATTTCTTTTCTTGTCATGGGGTTCCCTCCTTCTTCTTCCTTGGCATTCCAAACCTCTGCGCCATATAACACTTCCTGCCACAGTAGATGTCCTTGCCTGTGGTTGAGAGAAATTTTGTTTTACACACCGGGCAGGTTTTAATCTTCCATGTCTCTCTGTCCATTGCTCCACTCCTGATAGATCCGGCTGGCCACCACATCCCGGCTGCCCTGGTACTTTCCGTGATACTGGCTTAAAATCTCGCCGGTGGTGGTCTGATAATAAATTTGGCAAATCTCCATGCCGGGGTACACCCGCACCGGCTGCACGCAGGTCAGTTCCAAGGTCCAGTTCCCGGAAAAGCCCACATCGCCAAACCCGGCGGTCACGTGGACAAAGATGCCCAGGCGGCCAATGGAGGACCGGCCCACCAGCATGGGGACCAGGTTGTGGGTCTCGGTATATTCCACGGTTTTGGCCAGGTAGAGCCGCCCGGGGTGCAGCACCAGGCCCTCCTTCGGGATCACCAGCCGCCCCGTCCGGTTGTCCTGCTTCGGGTCCAGGACAGCCTCCTTATAGGCCACCAGCTCGGGGGACAGCCGCAGGTTGTAGCTATTTGGCCCCAGCCGGGTCTCATCCCAATCGCTGATGATGATGTTGCCCGCCTCCCGTTGGAGTTTGATTTCGTTGCCGGTTAGAATCATGTCGGCTCCTCCATTTTCATTTGCTCTGGTTTGAATGCGCTGTCTTTGATGTCTACATAACGCACGGTCCCGTATTTCTCCAGGTCACAGGCAATCGCCTCCCGCGTCCCTTTGGGATTCTCGACACTGGACGGAATGGGCCGCAGCTTTACGATGATCTCCCACATGGCTCAAAGCTCCAACAGGCGGCAGAGGGTTCCCTCTACCCGGGCCATGGCATGCCGGGAGAGATGGTCCTTTCTGCGCTGTAAGCTGCGCTCCGGCAGCGATTTGACGTGCTCCAGGACCGCCACATAGGTTTGGCCTTGGACACTCTCCACGGCGATATGGGACGCCGCCGCGTAGCGTTCCCGGGACACCAAGGGCGCCGCCACCACGCACCCGGTTTCCCGGTTGTTCTCGGCGGAAGAGAGGATCAGAACTGGTCTGCCATAGTCCTTCTTTCCGCCTCGGTATCGGTCGGTCAAGTAAATTTCGCCTTTGTGAATCATGCCTGCCTCCTTGCTGTGCGCCAGTTTCTTGCTCTGGAACAGTCAACGTAATATCCTCCTGCCATCTCAAACAGCCTTGAGCCGATGGCTTCATCGCCCCGGAGAATCGCCTCCAGCGTGTTCTCGCTGGAAAGGATGGTGGGCTTTTTGCTGATGTATCGCGCGTTAATCAGCTCGAATGCCAGGTGAACATCCGCCGGCCGAATTTCCCCCTTCCAGAAGTCATCCAGATAGAGTAGCGGCGTATTTTTCAAGGGTTCGGTTTCCTCCCGGAAATCGTCCCGGTCATTTCCAACTGCCTTGGCCCTTCGCGCAAACTCCCGCCACGAAACATACAGGCCGGGTTTGCCGCCCTCAACGATGGCCCGGAAAATGGTGGTGCATAACGTCGTTTTCCCGCAGCCCGGGGTCCCGCAGATGATGAACCAGGAGGGATCTCCCGCCGCGATTTGCTGTACGTAGTCTTGCGCCATGGCAAGCGCTGTCCTCTGCCAGGTCTCCGGCGTTTTCCAGTTCTCCCAGGTGCAAGCCGCCAAGGCATCCGGCGGGATTCCGCTGCGGTCCATGGCCCCCATGGCGTCACGGATGCTCTGGCATTTGCAGCGCTGAAACCGCAGCGCCCCATTTTCCTCCACCGTCATGTACCCGCCCCGGTCATGGCACGTGGGGCAATGATAGCCTTTCAGCGTCCCGGGGGTCGCGTTGAAAAGTTCCGCCCGTTTCCGCTGTGCTGCGAAGAAATCAAAACGGCTCGTCGTCCCAGCATCCGTCAGTCGCGGAGGGGAGTTTGTCGATGATTGGGCCCTTGTTGGGAAGTCTTGCAAATGGATCATCCTCCTTTGCCCGCTTTTTCTTCTCGTCCTGGAGCCGGGTTACCACCCAGTTCAGAATGGCTCTGTAATCGCTCTTGTAGGTCTTCCCCGTCGCCCCTTTGTAGTTGTCCAGAATCTCGATCAAACGCTCGGTGTCGGCGGGGCCATGAGTGTCAAGCAGCTTCTGGTGCTCGGCATTGGTCATGGAAACAAACTCCGCCCATTGGACCTTGGGCTCTTGTTCGGATTCTCCGGCAGTTTTTTT